CATGAACATCTGTAAATGCTTCGAATTCTGATGTGGTTCCTATGCCGTTCGTGAATGGCCATCCTGTAATGAAGTTTCCAGAATCCCATACTGATGGGTTTGATCCCGATTCACCTGTGTTACTATCGCCAAAATAACGAATAGTTGTGTCCCACACGGGTTCAAAAACATCACTACCGACACTTGGTGCGGCACCTGATACCCTATATGATTCCCATAAGGCGTTTCTTCGATATCCCGAAGTTCTCTTATTCATCTATTATGAACCCATCCATGACAATGTGTTACCCGTCTCGTTCGCCACGAAGTAAATCTTTGATGCATTGTCAATCTCAAGGAATGCATCTTCACTTGCAGACAATGGGAATCCATTGTGACTTGTCAAGTTTTCAGATGTGTTACCAATGTAAACCAGTGTTGCATTATTTGGGTGTGCCTTGACACGAATCCCTGTAACCGTTTGTGACTGTAGATTTAATGCGGATGTTGGTACAGTAGTTGAACCCGCAACAAATGCAGTTGGTGCAGTTGAACCAGTAACAATGACATTGAAAGCACCTGTGTTACCGTAGGTGTTTGTAATTGCGTGCCAGATGCCATTTCCAGATGCATCCCCTGTATCGCCAATCGCAGAATCAATACTGGTTAGTTTTGTGGATGCATTGGTTAATAATGGAGTCTGAGAAGTAATTTGAGTATTAATCGAATCGGTATCAGATTCAATTGCACTGACTGTTGTTTCTTTTGCAATCTCTGCGGTTCCACCTGCCATACCAGATGCACCAATGATCGTGATCGGCCATCTTCCAGAAGTACCACCGACGATTACTTCTTGTCCGACTCCACCGGTACCATTAACACTCAGTGTATTGTTTGAAACAGAAAAAGTACCAACAGAAACACTAAGGTCCTCGGCAAGATATACACGCAATGCATCGCCAGACATACCAACTTCTTCCCATGATGATCCAGAAAGTCCATAGAGCAATGATGGGATACCAGAAAGTCCTGCACCACCAGTGAATCCTTGTGTTGTAATAATGTCAGGAATGTTTACTGTTGCACTGATACCAGATTCTTGCAATGATACAAGTAATGCATCACCAGAGAATCCGATTGCAGTATGACCCGCTGGTAATGCAGTTTCAGACGAGAATGCAAGTACCGCAGGAACAGGAAGACCACCGGAAACACCTTGAACACCTGTGAGATCATAAACAGAAGTGTATGATCCGGTAAATCCAGCAGACAAACCATGACCTAATGGGTCAATAGATGCCGATACTGGACGCGCGTTAGGCAATCCTTGAACAGAAACAGAATCAATCGCAACCCCGTTCGATGCTCCTGCACTCAGGCCACGCACTAGGATTGCTCCTACGATGTCTCCAGAGACTCCGTAACTTCCCCCAGCATAATTTGTAATATCGAAAGTTGCCGTCAATCCTCGAATGTCAAAGTCAGTACCGGTGATTCCTACTGGATAGGCGCCCGCAACACCAACCACTTCTACCGTAGATGTTCCGCCTGTCAGAGCAACGGAAACAGGACCGCCAGAAGTATTACCTGCAACGACTACTGGATATGTTCCAGATGTGTTACCAGCAACGGCGACGGCCGGGAGTGTTTGATCTTGAATGCTTATTGGTAAAGTAATGCCAGTAGCATTGATTTGAACATTGATCGAATCCCCATCGTCACCGTCGATGACTCCGCCTGTAGTGGTAAACAATGCTACAGGTAGTGGTCCAGAAATGTTTGCTGAAACATCAGAGTCAACTTGTACAAAATCACCTGAGGCACCATACCCGATTTTGATATATTGAACATGGGATGTGATACCATCTACATTCAAGTAATCAGTTGCAACTAAGGCACCACCTGTGCCTAAGTCCAACCGAACATTATCATTTGAAATGCTATCTGACATGAGAATCTCCGTATTTTTACTGACTAGTCCAAATATGTATACATAATTTACTTGACGAATCTGATTTCATTCGATAAGATTATAGTTGTGAGAAAGATAAGAGGTGACATTTGGAAGATTCAGAAAATCATGATAAAGTAGTGGAGGAGAAATTCCTCAATTCGGTATATGACTATGTGATGAATAAAGAGGTTTCGTACATTGATGCCATTCTTGAAACATGCCTTCTCATGGGTATTGATCCCGAAGATTCAGCAAAATTCATCACACAACCGATCAAAGAGAAATTGATGTTGGAAGGGCAGGATTGTAATATTCTTCCAAAAACACAAAAACTTCCATTTTGATACTTGACAATGTTGGTTTGATACATATAATGTATGTAAATGCATGGTGTTACACAATGGTTAGATTAAAGGAAAAGAAATGAGTTTGAGAGACAGATTCAAAACAAACAACATTCAGAACCTCACTAAACAGGTCGAGGAATTGAACAAAACTCAGTCTTACAAAGACGATCGTTTTTGGCAGGCAGAGCGAGACAACGAAGGCAATGGATATGCGATTATTCGATTCCTGCCTCCGACCAACCCAGACAATGATGCCCCGTTTGTTCGTTATTGGCGCCACGGTTTTCAGGGTCCTACTGGTCGTTGGTACATCGAGAATTCGCGCACTTCATTGGGCGAAAATGATCCCGTTACGGATTACACAAGTCCTCTTTGGAATAACGATCCATCTGAGGCACAGAAGAAGGAACTTCGCAAGTTTAATCGCAAACTGACATATGTTTCTAACATTCTTATTATCAAGGATCCAGCAAACCCACAAAATGAAGGCAAGGTCTTCATGTTTGCTTACGGAAAGAAAATCTTTGACAAGATCAACGAAGCAATGACACCTCAGTTTGGCGATGAAACACCAGTGAATCCTTTTGATCCGTGGGATGGAGCCAACTTTAGACTTAAGATCAGAAAGGTCGCAGGTTATGCAAACTACGATAGAAGTGAGTTTGAACAACCATCTGCACTTTTCGGTGGCGATGAATCACAGATTGAAACTGTTTGGAAACAGCAATACGATCTAAATGAATTCATTGATCCCAAGAACTACAAGTCTTATGACGAGTTGAAGCAGCAATTGGATTCCGTACTAAACAGTGAACATACGGAATCCAACGCTGCAACCGCGGAGGAGGCATCCTTCACATCTTCGCCAATAAAATCAGAAAGGGTTAGTGGGGACCTGGATTCTGATTCAGACAATGAAGCCCCTCCATTTGAAACCGCCGATTCCGGCGATGCATTGTCGTTCTTCGAAGGACTGGCTGAAGAAGACTGATTGAG